ATGTTCGAACAACGCGTAAATTCTGACGTACTGACCGTTTCTACCGTTAACTCTCAGGACCAGGTAACTCAAAAGCCCCTGCGTGACTCGGTTAAACAGGCACTGAAGAACTATTTTGCTCAATTGAATGGTCAGGATGTTAACGATCTCTATGAGCTGGTACTGGCTGAAGTAGAACAGCCCCTGTTGGACATGGTGATGCAATACACCCGCGGTAACCAGACCCGTGCTGCCCTGATGATGGGCATCAACCGTGGTACGCTGCGTAAAAAACTGAAAAAATACGGCATGAACTGATACTAATCAGTTAAATGTTTGTTTTAAAAGGCGCTACTCGGCATGGGGATGCGCCTTTTTTATTATTGTTTATACAGATGTTTATACAGCTTTGGCTGAACAAACAAAAAAGCACCAGAACAATTCTGATGCTTTATGCCTTTAGTAACCAAAGTGTTTAGTACTCAGGAAGGTTTTCTAAGTTATCCTTGGATGTACCATTAGGTCTAGTAGTAATGTAATCAGTACCGTTGACACGGTCCTTAACCACTTTTTGACCTTTCTTCCACTTACCGTCATCACCTTTGAAAATGGTGTAAAAGGTATAGCCGCTATCGATTTTATTCACTACCCACTGCCGTGTTTCTGATGTCCCTTCTCCAACAGTATCGCCATTATCGACATGCACATACACATGGGTAATGTGAGTGTGTTTATCGTTATATCGGACTTTAGAAATAAGGTAATCAGCCCATTTATCAGTCATATTTCACCAGAAGTTTGAACAGGAAAAGCCCTGCAATACATTTATAAACAACAAAACAGACTCTTCCTATTCCACGACAGCAATGTAGTGATCTAGAGCAATTTTATATTCCTGATAACCTCAAGATAATTCTGCCTTTACGCTTTATGCTCAAATCCCATTAAATAAAGCCAGTCGCTCTTTGTGACTGTCGCTCATATCGAAAGCAAAATCTTCGTGTTCTGCCAGGAATGTGCCGAACGCCATGAGTGCAGAAACCGCCGGGTCTATCTTGTTGGAGGATTTCTTTTTGTTAGGTTTGATATTGGCGTTGGCATCGGACTCCATCACCACGTTACCAATCGCCCAGGCCAGAACCGGATCGCCACGATGGCGCACCACCTTGCGGTTAACAAAAACCTCAAAAGATTTCGCTACCGGACTGAATTTCAGATAGGTTTGCGGGAACGGCTCCACATCGAGGCCAGCCCCCTGTAACTGGGTTCGCAAGTGTGTCGCGTTCCACGTATCAAAGCCCACCAGCCGGATATTGAATATTTCAGCGTCGCGCAGGATATCGTCACGGATGCGATCATAGTCAATACAGTCGCCGGGGGTGGTGCGTATCCAGCCCGCTTTTACCCACTGCCGATAGATGGCGCGGTTTTTGTTAGCAACGTTAAGTAGTTGTGCTTCGGGCAGATAGTGCCGGGTAAGAAGCCTGATCTCGCGTTCAAACGGGAAAGCGTAACTCACACTGGTAATATCGCTGGTTGAGGACAGGTCAAATCCGGCGTAACACTCCATCCCGGACAGATCTTCTTCGGCATAATCGAGTGCACAGGCATCCCATGCCCCGGCACCCATCCACGGAGTGGAACCCTGACACCAGATATTGAAACGCTTGGTCAGCATCTCCACCCATTGTGACGGTATACCCCGCGCTTTTTGGATGGTGGATTCCAGCTTCGCCGCGTCAACGGACACATGCAGGTTAGGGTTGGCCTTGATCCACATTTCAGGCTGCTCAACCTCGCTTTCGTCGTCCAGTTCGTAGATCAGGACAAACAGCGAATCGTTGCTCTCTTCCCCGGCCAGAATCTGACAGCAGTAGTCGTAATGCTGTTTACAGGCTGAGACAACGTTACTCCCGGCGGTCGTTATGGCGAACAAAATAGCCTCAGGACGTGCGCCCATACCCAGCTCAAGGGCGGAATAAACGCCGTTATCCGGGTGAAGGTGGTACTCATCGACAATCGCTAGGCTGGGGTTAGTCCCTTCAATGGTGGCCGCTTTCGCCGCCAGCGGCTTTAGCAGGCTGTTGCTCTTCGGGAAAATGACCTTATGCGCCTGAATATTGACGCGCTTTTTCAGCGGTTTTGACAGCAGGCACATCTGGCGGGCATCGTCGAACACAATCCGGGCCTGATCCCGGCTCACCGCCGCCGTGTAGATATCCTGCTGCCCCTTCTCCATCACAAGAAACCAGTTAGCCAGCATCGCAGCCACGGTGGATTTGGCATTCTTGCGCGGTACTTCGATAAAGGCGCTGCTGTACTTCCGGCGACCTGACTCCCTGACCTTAAAGCCCAGCAGGTTAGCAAAAGCGAACTGCTGCCACGGTTCCAGTTCGATTGGCTGGCGGCGCAACGGGCCTTTGACGTGTGGGCAGAGCCGAGAGAACGCAATAAATCGCTCGACAGTCGCTGTATCGAACTCATAACGGGAGTCATTCAGGTCTGAAAAGTACCTTTCCACGGCCTGTTTAACCCGCTTACAGGCCGGAATTTCTCCAGATTTAATGGCGTTTGCGTAATCATTCCAGACGGTCAATCTCGTCTTCCTCTTCCGTTTCTACCTGGTTACGGCGACGGCTTACCGGATCAAAGCCCAGCAGCGACGACATTTTAATCATGATTTTTTCAGCATCAGCCTTTGCACTCAGTGCCGGGTTCCGGCTCTCTCCGCCCTGGCTGTTCACAATGCTGAACCCACGGCTGGCAAGGTCTTCCACGGCTTTGCGGTACATCGAATAGTTGACGCAATAAAGCTCAAGGCTGTTCCAGTCGGCAGGCGTCAGATCACCACGTTCCGCCAGTTGCTTCGCCTTTGCTTTCCACTGCTGCACCGCGATTTCATCAAGATAAGCGGGCGGTTTGGGTGGTCTTGCCATAAATCACTGTTTTCCTTTTCGTTTTATTTTCAAAAAAATCACCGTGCGTAAAAATTTGAGGGGGCGGGCGGTGCCTTGCAGCAGGGGGTTTGTCTTTAAAACCTCCCCCACCCCGCCCATGCCGCCTGTCAGCGGTTGCGGAAGCATTCCATAAGCTCCCGGTCACGCTGGCTCATGCGCTTTGCTACGGGCTTCGTGTGCGCTCTCTGTCTGGATGGTTGCCATGCCTCGCGCTGCTTTATCAGCCCACTTATCAGCCGCTGCTGTTCCTGCTCAGTCATTGTCAGCCTCATACATCCAGTCATTGCGATGGGCTGCACGATCTTCCTGCTCACGGTACAGCCCTGCTTTGCGCTTCGCTTTGGTGGTTGGGTCTTGCTGTGTGGTCTTCTGGTTATGATGCGCCTGGCATAACGGCTGGTGATTCCACTCAGGCCAGAACAGAACGTCATCACCACCATTGATAGGGATGATGTGATCGACAATCTTTGCAGGGACGTAGAGGCCCAGCTTCTGGCACTCAACGCACAGCGGATAGCACTTAAGGTACTGAGCGCGGTACTTCTCCCATGAGGCTGAGTAACCACGCGCGCGGCGGTGGCCGCGTCTGGCATCCTCTGCCCGCCACGCCTCCCGCTTATGCTCGTCACACTTGCCAGACTTCACCCGTTTATTGCATCCCGGCTCTGTGCACCGGCGTAGTGGTTGCCACGGCATCAGTACACCCCCACATCTCGGTAGACAGACCACAACGCAGAGACAGCCATCGGTATCTCTTTGGCGTCGGTGTCACCGATCATCGTGCGGTACTCGTACAACTGAGAAACGTACATCAGACAGCCGATCTTGATAGCAGGGGTGAACTCCAGACCGTTATCAAATCGCTTGCCGATATGCTTCTGGCAGACCTCCAGCGCCGCATCGATGTACGCCTGTAACAACGTATCTTCGTAATCATCATCAATACGGCAATGCAGCTTTGCTTCATCTAGGGTGATTTCTGCTGTCATTTTTCCGTTCCTGTCTTGCAGAGAATTTCCAGCCGGGTACCTTCCGAATCAGGAATAGGAGGCCCGATAATATTGAGAGTGCTGCCAGCAAACGGGCCAGTAAGCACTTTCAGACGGTTGGCTGCGGTAATATCACGGCGGAAACGCACCCAGACGCGGATCGTCGCTTCGACAACCTCGGCACCTGACGCCATTAATTCCCGGCCACTGATCCCCTTAACCTCAGCCCAAATGGTTTCCCCGTCTTCCCAGACCTGAACAACCTGACCGGACGGCTCCCTGTGGGTAGTGAATACCCGAATAGTGACGCGGCTTCTCAGCCCCGCGGCTCTCATGCGTCACCTTCCTTGCCGTCTTTGCTGACCTTAAATTCCTGTTTCCATGCCTGGCTGAATTCGTCACCACCGTCGCGCGGCGGCATACCTTCGCGTTCTCGGGCTTCGTTAGGGTTCATGATCCCGTTCTTAATGCCGCGCTCATAAGTGGCGTAACGTTCGGTTGGCGTAGCGCGTAGAAGGTCAGCGGAATCAAATTCCACAAGGTAGCGAACGCCCGGAACTGGAGAGGACACCAGCAGCGCAGATTTGATTTGTTGCTCGAAGTTCGCCAGCCACGGGCGCATCGTCATGGTGAGAAATGCGCGGCTCGCCTCGCTGAAATTGCTATAGGTGCTGTTGCTGTATTCCTGGAGAAAAATAGGCGACACGTTGAACATGCGGGCAATGTCTTCAATGGTGAAGCGACGGGATGCCAGCCATTCGGCATCCTGATTACTCATGCCAAGCTGCTTGTAGTCCATGCCACCTTCAAGGATCGGCGTTTTCCCGGCGTTTCTGGCACCTTTGTAGCGCTCCAGAGCGTCCAGAGCCTGTTTTCCCTTCACGCTGTCGAGCCATTCAGCAGTAGTAACCACGCCAGCCGCCATCATGCCATCTTTCATAATACTGGCACCGTGGCGCTGCTGGGCCAGACCTAACCCCAACGCCTCACGGCAGGTGGTGATCGGCGAGCGCCCCAGAAAACCATCATCGGTCGAATAACGCAGGTGCAGAATCTCTTCCTGCAGGTAGGTGCGCACAGCCCCGGTAAACGGCTCAGTAACGGTGTATTTGTATTTATGCTGGCCGATACGCTCAGGAACAACCGCCCCCGGCGCATACGGGTGCAGGGATTGCGGCTGGCCGTCGCGGCCCCACTGGATCACCGCATAGGCGTTACCATTCAGCAGGCAGTGGCGCATCATCGTGCGTTTAAACTGGTAAGGCGTCTGACAGTCGTTCGGTTGCTCGTTCAGGAGAAAATCTACCGGATGATTACTCAACCACTCCCGCGCTTCTCGCCCGTTATCGTTGCGCACGCGGTAGAGATAGCAGGGCATTGTTGCCACTGCCTCACTGATAACTGACACGGCGTTCATCACCGCCGGCAGAGATTCCGCAGTACCCGCAGACACATATTCACCTGATCCGGTATTTGGAATCCCTGCCATCGCCAGAAACTCATCAATGGTCATGCTGCGCTGTTCGGATGGCTCAGATTTACGGCCAAAAGGCCAGATATTCCACATATCACAGCCCCGCTAAGTCAGCCCAGCGTCGGCGGTTATCACCAGCGCGGCGCAGTTCAGGATGTTGGGAGAACAGAGAACGGTGCGCAATTTCCACGCCGGACTCAGGGTAAGCAGGCATAGAAGTAACGGTGATCTCCCGCAGCTCGGCAGCGGTAACAGTGCGAATGTACGGTGTAGGAGTAATATCCCAGGACTCTTTCAGCGCACGGAACCCGAAGCTCATGCCGGAAATGTCTCCACGCTCCACCAGCTCCAGCACATCGTTTCCAAGCTGGGTATTCGGCGGGGTCAGTTCGAAGCGTAGCCCGGTATCATCTTCGGCCAACACCAGCGTGCCGGATTTAGTGCGGCCCAGCAGCTGGGTATAGTTATGCTCGTACAGCGCACGCACATCGCTACCGGATGCCAGGCTGTCTTTAAACGCCCCCGGCGCAAACTGCTCGCGGAACTCATCCCAGATCACCTCTGACAGGCTGTTCCAGCGCACGGCATAGCCCACCAGCTTTTTGTTGCTGGCGCTCAGTTCGGAGGTACGGATTTCAAAATCGATTGTTTTCATTGTTGGTTAAGGCTCCCATGATTTTTATGAAAGCCATGCTTAACTTCCGCAGCTTTCCGGGCAGAAATGGCAAGCTCTAATTCATCGAACGAGCCAATATGTTTTGTTTTTTGTCCGCGAGGTTTAATCTGGACTATCCATTTACTGCTTCGCTTATCACGGCGTATGCCTGTCATGCCGCTGGTGTTATTTTTCTGGATAGATAAATTCTTCTGATTCACGGCATGAGTAACCAGCCGCAAATTCGTTATCCGGTTGTCGCTTTTAACATGGTTAATGTGATCAACCTCCATTCCGGCGGGTATAGAGCCGAAATGCATAATCCAGATAACCCGGTGCGCCAGTTGCAATTTTTTATTTACAGAAACGACTCTGTAACCGTTGGAATAACAACCAGCACACTTTCCGGCGTACCGCGCATTCCATGTTTTGGCCTGAGCTGCGCTGGAAGAATGGCTTTCAGGTCTTTGTTTCCAGATAAGTGAGCCGTTGGGTTGGTAAGCCAGACAGCAATTAAAATATTCTTTCTCAGGTTCGTTCATAATTAACCACCAAAAGATTAAGGGGCCGAAGCCCCTGTTAATCAGGAGCCGGAACCTGACATTTCGAGAATTTTAATTGCGCGGGAATCAACTACCCCGCCACCTAAATACTTGTCCGTATGGATTTTCAGGAAACCCGGTTCGGTGATGTTGTCAGGGCGGGTACGCACGCCAGTGGTGTGATCCACGATGAAATAGCCGCGCTTGAAGTCGCCTACCGCGAGGAACGCTTTACCTGCCTCCGCATCCGGCATGGTTTCCAGATACTGAACAGGACGGCCCAGCAGCGTATCGGGAGAACCGGCAACCAGACGATCGCGCCAGATGTAATCCCCGTTACCGTTTTTCAGCTTTTGCAGCGTGGCGGCGGTGTTGGAGTTCATCACCCATACGGCATTTTTGCGGTATTTGGCTTTCAGCTTGTACAGCAGATCGATCAGACCATCAGAGGTGACAGCGGCTGTTTCCATTTTTTCCAGCGTGCCGAACGGTCGGGTTTTATCGCTGGTGGCCGCGCGGGCATAAGCCAGGAAACCTTTAGATTTCTTCGTCCCGTCGCCGTTAACAAAATCATTTTCTTCAGTTGCGCTGAAGGTGTCGGAGATTTCAGAAGACAGCCAGCCAAGAATATCCACCTCGGAAAAGTCGAGAATCTCCTGAGTGGTTTTAGGGTAGGCGTAGATCGGGTTGAGTTTAATATCAACGCGTTCCATCTTCGGCGTGATGGTTTCGGCTCGTGCTTCACCTTCAGTGCCGCGATTAACGGTAGTGCCACCCACAGATACCAGTTTCTGGTATTCGTTGGTTCTGGTGGTCTTCACCGTGGCAATGGAGCGCATCACGCTGTCATCCTGCAACTGGCGCATAATCTCTTTGTCCAACTCAGGGATAACGGTATAACCGCCGTCAGCCTGCACCAGTGTGGAGAGAGAACGGGTATCACCTGTCATGATGTAGTGGCGCAGCTCGTCGTTGCTTACTGGCTCACCTTCAACGGAAGTACCAGGCAGATTGCGCTGATCGTCGGCGACGGCTTCAAGACGGGTGATTTCAACTTCGAGGGCATCAGCCTGGGCGCGGAGTTCATCGAACTTTTTGCCCTCTTCTTCGTTCAGGCTGCGCTTTTCGGTGTCGGCTTTGTCCAGCATGGAACGCATCTGAGTTTTGAGTGCGGCTTTTTGCTGGCGTAATTCGAGTAATTTCTTCATGGAGTGGTTTCCGTAACAATTAATGTTAAGACGTGAAACCAGCGCTTGGAGGGGAGGCCGTTAAATCTTTTTCTGCCTCTCGCAGGCTGTACTCGCTACAGCTTGATTTAACGGCCAGTGGCGGCTCACGTCTGAGTGCCACTTCTCAAGATATACATGAAAAATTTAAAGAAAACCCCCGTCAGAGACAGGGGTAAGAATGGGTAAGCATGAGTACAAATAATTTACAAAATTATTCCTTAGCACAATCCAGAGCGTCATCAAGCAGCTCACGCTTTGCTTTAAGTTCCCCGATGAGGATATCCAGTTGTTCTTTGCTCGCGGCCATGACATCACCAGAGAATTGGTGACGCAGAAAGCCATTGTGATCCACAAAAAAGTAAGCCTCTCGCTTCACCAGTTCCCGGTATTCACTAAGCGGCATAAGCTGCAAATCTGTTTTGCTGTCTGGAACCCCAAACATATCTTTATGCTCAACCAGTTTCTGGATCAGCACCTTCGAATAAATAAGGTCGTCACTGCTTTTCATGTTCATAACACCCTCTATTTTTTGTGTATAGAAACAAAACTATGTTGGTTCAGTTGGTTCAGTTGGTTCAATTTGTAAAGATTATTGTTTTATAAGGATTATTTTCAGATAGGTGAACCAACAAAGCCACGATTTGAACCAACATTGGGCATTTTCATGTTGGTTCAGTCCATGAGGTTCTAAAGTGTTGGTTCAAATTGCCCGTTTGTTGGTTCAAAACTGCTATTTGTTGGTTCGGTGTTGGTTCATTTTTTTGACATTAACCCCATATAAAACAGCCATATGAACACAACCAAAAGACACTGAACCAACTGAACCAACAAAATAAACCCTCACGTGTAATTATTCTTCTGCTCCCTCCTGCTGGTACTGAATGACGTAAACGTTAATCTGTCTCCCATCAATACGCGGTGATTTACGCTGGTATCCCCTGCCACTTGCTGGAGGTGTTAGCATTCCAGATTCGGCAAGAACGCGCGCGAACTGCTTCGCATTGAATCCCTGTGCCATCTCCTTTTCGAACGCAGAAGGGAAGGTATAAAACACCATAGGCGAATCATCATGCTTGCCCCTTTCGCGGTATCCAGCCATATCACGAATTGGCATATCTGACGGGCAGTATGGCAGCGGAGCATAGCGGCTCAGACCATGCGCGTTCAGAAAGGCCTCACACTGCTCGATGATCTGCTGGTGCTCCTTGTTACCTGTTCCGAATTCTTTTACCCAGGCATTGAAGCTATGCTGGATAGCATCCCGGCTGGCTTGTTCACTCCATCCGGTGATTGATGCACCAGTTACCAGCGCGGCTTCGAGGATTGCAAAGCGTTCGGCCACGCGGTGTACCTGCTCACCGTAATCCGCCGGGATGAGGCCGCGCCAGCGCGTTTGCGCGTCACGCACCGCCTGTTTAGCCTCCTGCTGGTTAGCCGCCAGCCATTTAACCCACTCACGCCCCGCCGCCCCGTGGTTATCAATCCAGGCTTCTTTCAGTGCGTCAGCATGAGCCTTGCCGTTTGGCAGACCGTTAAAGGCCGTCGATTTCTCCATAGGGATGTTGAGCAAGCGCACCAGTTGGCCCGCTTTCACTTTCAGCCCACCAGCAGCCAGGAAGGTTTCAATATCCATTTCCCCGGTGCTGATCGCCACAGTGCGCCAGCGTTTAAGCTCCCGATTGCCGCCCTCTTTGGCTCCCTGCAACTTTCCGGCACCGTTAAACAGGGTGTAAGCAGACGTGGCAACATCTTTGGCACTGCTGCCCTGTCCTACCTCATCAAGCGGTAACAGGCTGTCGTTATGCGCCTCCGCTTCGTTTGCTATGCCAAGCGCAGTACCGTACCAGGTAAGCCGCAACGCATCAGGCTCACCCCACAGGCTGCTCGCAATATTGGCGGTAGTGGTCTTACCGGCGCTCGACTGCTCGAACAAATGGACGCCGAAACCATCAGCACCCACCAGGCCAATAAGCGGCGCGGATAATGCCGCTGCCACGCCCAGCATCATGGACGGATTGCCCCCGGCCAGACGGGCGACGGAATCCCGCCAGGTAGCAGCAGTACCAGCAATGGCATAACCGGAAGATGCAGCGCTGCGACCGTTAAAGAGAATAGGCATTTCCGGATCACCGATAACTTCACCATCTGGCATGATGTATGCGCCGTGATGCCAGCCGGTGGTATGGCTAATAATCCATTCCTGCCCTGCACCACATTGCTGTAGCCAGTCGGCAAGAATTGCCCGGAATGTACTTTTAGTCGTTACGTTTACCCCACCAGCCTTTAGAGAGCGCCAGCCGTCACGCTCACCGATATCAGCACAGGGGATCGCCCTGGTAATATCTTCATGGCCACGTGGCGAACACCAGCGCAAAACGAGATAGCGCTCGGCCCCGTCACTACCGGAACCCACCACCTCAAGCGGCGAACACAGCCACGTTTCGTTATTGATTATTTCTCCGCTGTCCTTATCCACCTTTGGCGTGATCCAGTACAGGCCATCGTTACGGCTCTCTACGCGGGGTTTCAGTTCATCACCCGGTTCAGGCTTTGGCTCCCTTTTTTTCACAGGCAGATTTACCACAATACTTTCCCCACGCTCGGCATCTTCCCTGAGCCGTGGGAGTACATCCGTCCAGTTCTCTTTTGGCTGAGGCTCAAACATGCCATTAAACAAGCGTGCCTCTTTCACATCAGACAGCGCCAGTTTGGTAGCAATGATACTCACCTGAGTTTCTGAAAGCTCACCAGCTCTAATCACGCGTACGCAACGACGCCCCTGATCGATGATATTCAGCCTTTCAAGCTCCTCCAGCTGCTTTTTCCCCAGATACACAGGCGGCACATCATCCCCCGCCCTTTTCCCCTCGCTCTCGATCCAGTGCTGCGCGTGTGAATAAGCATCTTCCCCCGCAAAAATAATCGCCTCAGTAAACTTGTCCTTTGGCAGACACTTAATGTTTGGGGCGTTTTTCATCTTCATCAGTGCAGCACCTTATTGGAAAGATCCGCTTCCAAATCTTCATGCAGGTATTCAAGGTGGCAGCTTTTCACTATCTGCAACCCCATTTCGTTAATATCGCCATCGTCGGTAAAGCAGGTCAGCAGAATATCCCGCAAACGCCTTAACCCCTCATCGCGCCCGAATTCTTCAAAACAGCCAAAAATCATATATTTCATCAATACGTTTTCAGTTACGCGCGGCTCCAGCGTGAAGCGATAGCGGGCCATATACTTATCGCTTTCCACCAGCAAGGTTGCCGAACCGGTTTCCGCTATCTGGTGAGCAATACAGGTTTCGGTCAGTTTGCGGAACAATGGGCCTATCACTTCAAAAATATCGGTCATTGCGGGATACCTCCGCTCATCTGAAATTTGCCAAGTAATGGGTGATACCAGTACGCCGATCCATATTTGCGCTTCGCGCTGCGCAGAACCTGCCTCGCCACCTCTCTGAACTTGTTATCCGGCGCGATAAAGCCACCAGCTTTCATTCTGACCAGCATCACGCCCGTGTTTTTTGCCAGCTCTTCGGCTTTTTTCGTCGATATGCCGAACTCAGCCGCCAGCGTGGCGACCGGAGCCATACCGGGAGGAATATCTCCCCCCTGGCTTTCGGTGAGTGTGCGCACCTGCTGCTCTAACTCCAGAACGCGGTTAACCAGCAAATCGACTCGGTTTTCAAGCTCGTTAAATTTCAAGTGACTGATCATGATTGCTCCCCTGCTTTATTACGCTGGGTACGCACATAATCCGCAGCATAACTACTCTGATTGAGTGCTTGCGCCATTCTGGGAAGGTGACGCAATGCATGGCTTACAAGGATCAAATCACGCCGGGCATCTTCATCGGAATAGTCCTCTGCATTGATTGCATCAAACGCCAGATTGCCGATCAGTGTGAGCGCACTATTGATGGCAAATGCGCCAGCAGAATATAAATCGCTGGATTCAGCCAAAGCCTCATCAGTGAAGTTTTTAAAATCAGGAGTGCTCTTAACAAGCTGATGGTAAATATCACGCATGGGTCACCTCACTTGCCGCTTTTAGTTCACGAATGCGGGACAACGGCATACTGATCAGATCCATCGCAACGCTGTACTCGGTTTCATCATCAAAATTCATATACAGCGATGTTGAGAGCAACGCTTCCAGGCGGCGCAGTTCATCTTCAATGTCAATTTCCGACCATTTGACCTTACGCATGGCGCACCTCCTGAATCGCGGCACTGTCGAACTCCCAGCCACGGCGGGTGGTGTAATCGAAGAACGCAACGCGGCAAGGAGCCTGAGCGCGGATTTTGGCGGCAAAAACTAAATCCCAGCCGGGGAAAGCGGCGCGGGCTTTAGCTTCCGTGTCAGCATCAAAGCGAAGCACTACTGGTGTGCATTCAGGAGTGTGATCGGGGGTTGCCAGGAATAACCATGTAAATTCCGGGCGAGTTTGGGTAGACTGATTGTCAGCCATAACTGTTACCTCACTTAACGGTTTGTGGTCAGAGGCCCGGTTAGTGTTCCTAGCACTACCGGGCTTCGCACTTGAAAGGTGTATGTCACCTTTAATATTCAAACTAGCCCAAAGTGAAATACACTTCAAGCCTTTTTCTTTTATTTTTTTTGCGTATACTGAAATACACCTAACATAAGGAGTTTCAGTAATGGCAACAGGTGCGAAGAATGCAAAGTCACAAATGACCACAGTTCGAATCCCCCATGATGTGATGGAAGATATCGAGCTTTTTAAACATGAAGGTGAAAGTACCGCAGGGTTTCTTGTCACTGCTGCGAAAGGCGAAATCAAACGCCGCCAGCGCCAAAAGGCAAAAGAAGAGCCAAAATCCTGAATAAAAACAGCGGGCGCAGAAGTGCGCTGGCTCATTCTTTGACCACCAGCATTAACCCTGGTATGCTTAATCTGTTTCGGTTTTTCGTAGTGACATTGGCAGCTCTGCAAAGCTGCCTTTGTTTTATTCAGCGTCAGCATTCGGCACCTCCGGCAATACGCCACCAGCGATCAGTTTCTTCGTTAACCACTGCTCACCCTTCCCCGTCAGCATCGTTGTGAATGAGGCTCTTACCTCGCCATTCGTTTCATACGTTCCCTGGCGAACGGCAAAATAACCGCTATCGATATAACGCTGCATAGGCAGGTTGTGGCGCTGGCCGCCGTTGATGAGAATCCCCTGTTGCCTCATCCAGCCGAATAATTTGATGGGGCCAAGCCCTACGGCTTTGGCATAGTTGGGAATGGAAATACCCTTGCTGATCTCCGCCACGCGATCAGCGAAATCAACCTTTGGCGCAGCGGCCACCAGCCGGTTTTCAAGTTCGCTTGCCTTTTCGGCCAGATCAGCAGCAAGGCGCAGGGCTTCCGGCAACGTCTGGGGGATATTAGCGGCGGCTTTTGCCTGGCGTTCGCAGCTGATGAAGTAGCGGCGCACCTCCCGCCCTTTTTCGTTGCGCTCAACCATTGCCAGCTCTTTACCCATGTCGATGGTGATCAGGTAATCATGTGCAATTTGTTGGCGATATTTTGCGCTCCCCGAAACGGGGGCGCTCAAATTTTCAACCACCGTAAAATCTACACCAGCAGTAAAACCATACTGGCTGATACGCCCCTTAATCCATGTGGTGAAATCACGCCCAACGCCGAGAAACGCATGGAGTTTTTTAGCACTGACCAGCGATACCGCCACGCCGCCAATATTTCCGGGGTTAACCGGAACCAGCTCATTTAATTTTTGCATAGCGCCCCCTACGCGGATTTACGGTTGTAAGGGGTGTTGACGTTCTCAACAGCAGGTGGATTGCGAACCCACCAAAGAACATCTGACAAAAGCCATGCGCAACTATTACGGCCAAAGTGGCAGCGTGGCGGGAATTTACCTTCATTCTCCATATACCAGCGGGTGGAACGGGAAAGGCTGGTTATTTCGAAGCATTCACTTTCACGAATACGGCGATCAAACTTAATGCCATATTCTGCGAGAATGGTGCGGCGTTGTTCAGGTGTTGGCGGGGTAAAAAGAGTATTTGACATGCTTCCTCCACTTCACACATTCAGAAGGACACTTTCCTAACTGTTCTTGTGTTGTGGAGGAATATTGATATCTACATCATCTTACTGATACAGAAGAAAAAAATTCATTTCCTACGCCTATTTTTTTGCTCAATCAACCTCTCACGAATTTCTCTCTCAAACTTTTCTAACGAAAAATTTGCAAGATTTTTTTCGAAAAAAGGCCGAATAGTTTCACAGAGTTTCTTTTCTCCGACTGATAGATCAGGGAAAATCGAACCGGCAATAACACTACTGCTTATCCTGTTTCCTGTAATTTTTTGCCAACAGAACAGGTCAGCATAGGGGAAGATTCCATAACTTATTATCTTCCTTCTGGCTACTTCCCAAGAATTTATTGATAGTTCATTATTTGGGTCTGGAATATTTAAGGAATTTCGCCATGATGAAAGCAAAGATGATAAATCTTCAATTAAAAATTCATCAGGATAACGTAAGTCCAATTTAACAAAGAAATCATTCCCGAAGTTATCAATCAGATTAATACAGTCCAACAGCCCCAAAGTATCAGCATCATCATATTCATCAACTACTTTTTTAGAGTGCATTATTTTGAATATATCGTGACGCTGTAAAGGCTCAATCAACATTGACGAACCAAGCCGCTTACCTGCATTTGAGTTATTTTCCTGCATATCGGGTTGCACGTAATCAACACCTGCAAAGGCATCCTCACTATATTTTCTGTCAGCTACTGGATTAGACATTATTATTTTCAAATCATCTTCATCCATCCATTTTTCATAGTCTGCGACCATATAGTGACGCATTAATAACTGATTAAAAAACTCTCTATCATCTAATGATTCAAAAGTTTTATATTTCCCTATATCGAAATATTCCGGCAAATCGCTTTTCTTGTTAATTAACATATCGTCACCCTCAACGCCCCTAATGACTTGCGAGCCAGGCGGGTAGGGTTTCCCGCTTTTCGGTTGGCCGACCTAGACCCGCAATATCAGTTTAATCTCTATTCGCTACAGGTAACAGAACCACATTTTGATGATTACCCGCAAGAAGCTCTAAGCGGTCATACCACTTGTTCAGCGCGTCCAGTTTCTCCGGCAAGTACAGACTACGGTTATAAATCGCCATAACTCCCGGCATTGAGTGGCCCAGCAACTGTTCAACAACGTGCGGAGCGATACCCATATTATTCATATGCGTTGCAAGCGTTCGCCGTAGATCATGCAATGTCCAGGGTTCAGAATGCCCCAGTTTTTTATAAACACTACGGCCCCACTGGCTAACCGCTTCGCTATTCTTCACAACCCCAAGAAGGTAACCGGATGATTTTGTTTCATCGTGGAGCATTTCAATAAATGAACGCATCGCCTCAGGAACTGGACGCACAATCTTTTCACCACCTTTACTATGCGCTTTTGGTACTGTCCACACCCACGCCTCCATATCCCATTCGGCCCACTCTGACAATCTGGCCTCCTGGGTGCGGCAACCAAACAAAGTAGTGATCCTGAGCAAGTTTGTGTAGTAAGGCAGAAAAACATCGCCGGACGATATAGCAGCCCACAATCCCCCAACCTCTTTATCTTTCAGTACACGATCTTTTTTCGCCTGCTTTTTACCAACATCGGGAATACTCAAATCTTCAAGGGCGGTACTGACGGCGTAACGGCGAACGCGGCAGAATTTCAGAGCCTGCTTACACATCTGGAATACATAACCAGCAGCAACCGGCGTTTTCTTTTTCATCCTGTCAAAGCAGTCAAGCCAGTAACGGGTTTCGCAGTCAGCGAGCGCCATTTTCCCAATATAAGGGTAAATGTGTTTGCGCAGCTCCGCTTTATGCCGCTCAACGTTCGCACGGTTTTCTTCCGCATATTCGCGTATCCAGTATTCGATAGCTTCCTGCACCGTGACCGGTTTAAGCGTTTCCTGAGTAGTTAGCGCCAACTGGTGCTTTGGGTCTTTACCAGAGGCCAGCCACTGACGACATTTATCACGCGAGGAACGGGCCTCTTTGAGACTCATATCAGGGTAGCGCCCCAGAGTCAGCCGATGCAGCTTCTGCCCGTCGAGTCGGTAAGTAAACACCCAGCTAATGCCACCAGCTTTCGTTACCTTAGCGCTCAACCCGGCACCATCAGCATAAAACTCAATCTTACTGGCCGGGATGCCATGTAATCCCTTTAACTTCCTGTCGCTCAGTTTGTTAAGTTCGCCAGCCATAGACCATCACCCAGCCCAAAGTGTTTATACAAATGTTTATACAGAATTGCTTGCATAATAGCATAAACAACAAAAAGCACTGGAACAATATACAGTTACATTTTCATTTAACTGATTGATTTTAAATAAAATATAAAAACCACCGCAAAGCATGAAAACAGCTAATCTGACAGTACGGCATGAACTGATACTAATCAGTTAAATGTTTGTTTTAAAAGGCGCTACTCGGCATGGGGAAGCGCCTTTTTTATTAACTTCACACGGGAGGCTTTGGCGATGAACGCAAGATGTGAACCTGTCTATTTTGGCGATGAATCTAAAAAGATAATCCTGGGTGATGCACTGACCGAACTGAAAAAGCTGCCTTCTGAAAGCGTCGATCTCATTTTTGCTGATCCACCTTATAACATCGGTAAAGATTTTGACGGGATGGTGGAGTCCTGGGATGAAGAGGCTTTTCTGGCGTGGCTGTTTGAGTGCATTGACGAGTGCCATCGCATTCTCAAACCACACGGCACCATGTACATCATGAACAGTACGGAGAACATGCCGTATATTGACCTCAAATGCCGCCAGCTCTTTACTATCAAGAGCCGTATCGTGTGGTCATACGATAGCTCAGGGGTACAGGCCAAAAATTACTTTGGTTCGATGTATGAACCGATCCTGATGATGGTAAAAGATCAGAAAAACTACACATTTAATCGTGACGATATTCTGGTTGAAGCCAAAACCGGGGCTCAACGCGCGCTAATAGACTACAGAAAAAACCCACCGCAGCCATACAATCAGAAAAAAGTGCCGGGAAATGTCTGGGAGTTCCCACGCGTTCGCTATCTGATGGACGAATACGAAAACCACCCCACCCAGAAACCCAAAGCCCTCCTGGAGCGCATAATTCTGGCATCCTCGAATCCAGATGACAGGGTACTGGATCCGTTTGCCGGCAGCTTCACCACCGGTGCCACCGCCGTGGAATTGGGTCGCAAGTTTGTCGGGATTGAGATCAATGTTGAATACGTAAAAATGGGGCTCAGAAGACTGAGTATCGGTTCTCATTTTTCAGAAATTGAGCTTGCCAAGGTGAAAAAACGTAAGACAAAAAACCTGTCTAAAAAGAGTCGATTGACGGTAAAGAGCGGCGTTCTTTCAACAAAGTAA